TATAACAAAGCTCACGTTCTTATTGAAGTCAATGATATTGGTGATCAGGTTGCCTCTATTTTGAATTATGACTTGGAATATCCTAACGTAATGATGTTTGCTATGCGTGGAAGAGCAGGACAGCAGCTTGGAGCGGGCTTCAGTGGCTCTAAAACACAATTAGGCGTAAAGATGAGCGTAGCCACGAAGAAGCTCGGGTGCTCCAATCTGAAGGCACTGGTGGAGGAGAAGAAATTAGAGTTCTGTGATTTCAACATTGTCCAGGAACTCACTACATTCATTTCCAGGAATAACTCATATGCAGCTGAAGACGGTTGTAATGATGACCTTGCTATGTGTATGGTTATTTTTGCTTGGTGTGTGGCGCAGGATTACTTCCGTGAAATGACTGATAATGATGTCCGTAAGGAAATCTACAGCGATAAGGAAGGTCAGATTGAGCAGGATATGGCTCCGTTTGGGTTTATTAGCTCTATGGAAGATGATAGTAGCTTTGTTGATGCTCAAGGTGACCGTTGGAATACAGTTGATGAGTATGGAAGTATGAGTTATATGTGGGACTATAGCTAGAAAAGAGGGGTCTAAATGTGTTTTTTTATAAATATTTTTAGATTATTTCGGACTTTCATAGGGAGACCCAAAAGATGCCTGTAAACTTAGCATCGCCCGGTGTTTTAGTTAGAGAAGTTGACCTTACACTAGGTCAAGTACAAACTTCTTCCGACAAAACCGGCGCTATTGTTGCCCCCTTTGCTAGGGGACCTGTTGACGAGCCTGTATTAATCGCAAGTGAGAATGAACTACTTGATGTTTTCGGACAGCCATCTTCTACTGATAGACAGTATGAAGGTTGGCTAACAATTGCATCATACCTTTCTTATGGCGGTATAATGCAGGTCGTCCGCTCGGACAATGACAAAATTAACAACAGCTACGCTGGTGTAGCATCAACTGATATTAAAATTAAGAGTATTGAAGATTATAACGCTCTAGCGTATGATGAAAATATTATTCCTGGATACACTGTAATTGCTAGAAACCCCGGTTCTTGGGCTAACGGTGTTAAAGTTGCTTTCATTGATGGTAGAGCAGACCAGACTTTTACTGGAATCGGAACAACATCTGCCCCTTCACTAGTTGAAGGTTATGGTTTTACTCAACAAATCAGTAAGGTTGCTGCTGGCGCAGGAACAACTAGCTTGGTTGAAGGGGAACTAAAGGGCATCATTACTGGTGTTACTTCAACTACAACAGACTATAGTGTAGATGTTAAAGTTCTATCATTCACCCCAACTGGTGGCGACGAGGTAGAAGTTGATTATCAGCAAGGGGGTACTTGGTCCTTTGTTGCTGGAAATTTTGATATCTATGATTCAGTTGGATTGGTTGAAACTGTTAACAACTCCATCTCTCCAAGAGATTGGTTTGATGATCAGGAAGTTTCACTTCAGAGTGGGAGAGTAAGCGTTCCTTGGAACACAATTGCTAACCGCCCAACAACTACTGAGTATGCACGTAACCGCAACTCACGTTTTGATGAAGTTCACATCGTTATCTTTGATGATACTGGGGAAGTAACAGGTAATGCTGGTACTATTCTAGAGAAGAACATTGGTATTTCTAAAGGTAAAGATGCTGAGTTCTCTGTTGGCACACCTTCTTACTGGAGAAAGTTCCTAGCAAACACATCACGTTACCTATTCGGTGGCTCTGAGCCAGAGGGTGTTGTTGCAACTTCATTTGAAGCAGGTGGTAATGGATTCGATCCAGAAACAGGCGGTGAGTGGGATCAACAGATCCGTAACACCAGATTCTTTAGCTGTGGTAACAAGCAACTAATCCTAGAGAACGGAACAAACTATGACGGTGGTACGGACATCGAACAAACTGGTGCTCTACAAGTTTCTGTAGGAGACATTGCTGCTGGTTATGATAACTTTGAGTCAGATGACGAGACCAATGTAGATTTCCTACTAATGGGATCAGCTGCTTATAACGAAGCAGAAGCTCAATCACTTGCTAACAAGCTAATCTCTATTGCTGAGAGACGTAAGGATTCCCTAGCATTCGTTAGCCCATATCGCACATCACAGATCATCGATGGTCAAAGTGGCGCTCAAACTGTTATTGATTCTGAAACAATCACTGGTAAAGTCATTAGTTTCTACAGTACAGTTGCTTCATCTTCATACGTTGTATTCGATACTGGATACAAGTACATGTATGACCGCTTCGCAGACAAGTTCCGCTATGTTCCTCTAAACGGAGACATCGCTGGTTGCTGTGCTCGTACTGACCAGATTGCTTTCCCTTGGTTCTCGCCCGCTGGCACAACACGTGGCGCTATCTTAAATGGTGTACGCCTAGCATACAACCCAACATTGATTCAAAGAGACAGACTATACTCTGCAAGAATCAATCCAGTTATCTTCTCCAACGATGTTGGTGGTATCACCCTCTTCGGCGATAAGACTGGACTATCCGCATCTTCCGCTTTCGATAGAATCAACGTTCGCCGTTTGTTCATCTATGTTGAAGAAGCAATCACAGCTGCTGCACAAGATCAGCTATTTGAATTCAATGACGAAGTTACTCGTACCAACTTTGTTAACATTGTTGAGCCTTTCCTCCGCGACGTTAAGTCAAAGCGTGGTATTACAGACTTCCTAGTAGTTTGTGACGAGACCAACAACACACCAGCGGTCGTAGATCGCAATGAGTTTGTTGCTGACATCTTTATTAAGCCCACCCGCTCCATCAACTTCATCGGTCTAACATTTGTTGCTACCCGCACAGGTGTTAACTTTGAAGAAGTTGTAGGAACTGTTTGATCACTACTACCTAACTAATAAGGAGAAATACCAATGGCAAGTACAAGAGTTCAGGTAGAATCCCCAGTATTGAGGACTATCAGCGACTTCAAAGCAAAAATGACTGGTGGCGGTGCTCGCCCCAATCTATTTGAAGTTGTTCTTCAGTTCCCTCTTTCAGCACCTACCGACACAGATACACTACAGAAATCACGCTTCCTAGTCAAGGCAGCTGCTCTTCCCGCTTCTAACATTACACCCATCGAAGTTCCCTTCCGTGGTCGTACATTGAAGATTGCAGGAGACCGCACCTTCGACACTTGGACCATTACTGTTCTAAACGACACCGACTTCGCTATTCGCTCTGCGATGGAGAATTGGATGAACACAATGAACCGTATGGAGAACGCCACAGGAACCCAGGATCCCGCTGAGTATCAGTCCGACGCATATGTCTACCAGATTGACCGCGACGGCTCCACGCTCCGCACATACCGCTTCCACGATGTGTTCCCAACGAACATCTCAACGATTGATCTTAACTACGATACAACTGATACCATTCAGGAGTTCACCGTAGAGATGCAAGTTCAGTGGTGGGAAGCGATTAAGGGCACAGGTCCTAACGCAGGTGGTCAGGATATCTTCTGATTCCAACACAAAAAAACACACAGAGGATCCCGAAAGGGGTCCTTTTTTTATGCGCTAAATATAAGTGTAAGACGGTATACACCCACTTTTTATTATTATGGGAAAGCTATTTGGTTTTTCAATTGAAGACTCTGATGTTCAGCGCCCCGGATCTATCAGCCCCGTCCCCGAAAATAATGCGGACGGTGTTGATTACTATGCATCTGGTGGTTTTGGTGGAGCTTATGTTGATCTTGAGGGTGTCTATAGGACAGAATATGAACTTATTCGCCGCTATAGGGAGATGGCTCTGTATCCAGAAGTGGACAGTGCTATTGAAGATATTGTAAACGAGGCAATTGTTAGTGACTTGTATGAGTCACCTGTTCAGGTTGAGTTGAGTAATGTAAATGCTAGCGAAAAAGTAAAAAACATTATTCGCGATGAATTCAAATACATTAAAGAGTTATTAGATTTTGATAAGCGTTCTCACGAAATTTTCCGTAATTGGTATATTGACGGGAGAATGCATTACTTAAAAGTTATTGATACGAAAAATCCCCAAGATGGGATTATGGATTTGAGATACATTGACCCAATGAAAATTAAGTTTGTCCGTAAACTTAATGATAAGGCAGCAACCAATGGTATAGCTTCCCAAGTATTGACTAAAAACAATACTGGTGGTCAGAATCCACTTGGACGTAATAACATTTTCAGCCAAGCAATTGATGAGTATTATATCTACACCCCAGGAGCAAGTAATGTTACTGGATATGGTGGTGGTATGAGTAACAACTCAACCGCTTCTATCAAAATTGCTAAAGATTCTATTGCGTATTGCAACTCTGGCTTGGTTGATAGAAACAACCAAACAGTCTTATCTTGGCTACACAAAGCAATCAAATCCACCAATCAACTAAGAATGATTGAGGATGCGATTGTAATTTATAGACTATCACGTGCCCCAGAGCGCCGTATCTTCTACATTGATGTTGGTAACCTACCTAAAGTAAAGGCAGAGCAATATCTACAGCAGGTTATGAGTCGTTATAGGAAT